ATAATCGCAGACCACGTTCTCTTTGAATTTTTAAAAGAAAAAACCAGCGATTATCCTGAAATGAATCCAGTTCAAAGAGCGTGGATCGTAGTAAATGAAAAATCACCAGTTTGTGAAAAATCCAACAAGCCATTGCGTTGGAAAAGTTTTCAGGATGGATTCGGTTTTTGTGGAAAATCAAGCCAATGTGAATGTGCTAAGTCAAGCGTTTCCGAGAAAGTATCCAAATCAAAACAAAACCTACCTCAAGAAGAAAAAGATAACATTCAAAAAAAGCGTGAATCAACCAACCTTGAAAGATATGGGGTAGCAAATGCTGGACAAACCGAAGAATCTATATCTGCTCACAAAAAAATATACGAAAATCAAGAAATGGTTGCAGAAATATCAACAAAGATAAAACGCACAAACATTGAAAAATATGGCGTTGATAATCCAATGAAAAGTGAAGAAATCAAGGAAAAATCCAAGAGCACAATTCAAGAAAAATACGGGGTTGATAATATTAGCAAATTGCCAGAAAGACGCGAGGCAAGCAGCACCATATCAAAAGAAACTTGGAAAAAGAGAAAAGAAGAAAATTTTGATTATCATTCATTGAATCAAAAATATCAAACATTACAGCAAGTCAAATTTATCTCTTTGCCAGAAGATTATAAAGGAACTGTTGGATCAATAAAATACCATTTTGAGTGTTTGATTTGTTCAACAAAATTTGAAGATTACATTTATTGTGGTCATCTTCCAAAGTGCAAGAATTGCCATCCTACCCAATATTCATTCAAAAGCGGCGAGGAAAACGAAGTTTTTGATTTCTTAAAATCAATTGGAGTATCATTACATCAAAGAAATAGAAGTTTAATCTATCCGTATGAACTTGATATGGTTTGTGAACAGCAAAAAATTGCGGTTGAATATTGTGGAATATACTGGCATTGCGAGCAAAGTCAGCAAAAATACAAAGATTATCATCTCAATAAGATGCTACTGTGTCAAGAAAAAGGATATCGACTAATCACAATATTCAGCGATGAATGGAATTATAAAAAAGAAATAGTAAAATCAAAATTGGCGTCGATATTTGGAAAAAATTCAACAAAGTCAGTTGGAGCAAGAAAGTGTAACATTATCAAAGTGTCTAATCATCAAGCAAAAGAGTTTTATGAAAATTATCATATACAAGGATGGACTGCGGGAAATATTCATTTTGGCTTAATTTATCAAGAAAAATTAGTGGCATGTATGAGTTTTGGTGGTGCTAGAATGTTTACCAACAACAAGTTAATGGATGGAACATTTGAATTATTGCGTTATGCCACTTGCCTAAATGTTGTAGGAGGTGCTGGAAAAATATTAAAACATTTTGAGAAGCAATATTCGCCAAAAGTTTTGTACAGCTACGCGGATGCCCGCTGGAGTTCTGGGAACATGTACACCCAACTTGGGTTTGTTCAAGATGATTCTAAAATAAAACCAGGATATTCTTACACCCGTGATTATATTAAACGAGTTCATCGGTTTAACTGGACAAAATCAAAACTTGTTAAACTTGGTCATGATTCAAGTTTAACAGAATGGGAAATAATGCAGTCTTTGGGATGGGATAGAATTTGGGACTGCGGTCAATTAAAATTTTTTAAATATTATTGACTATTTCCCCTTGGCCTTGTATAAATAGTTGATGATAAAAAATACTCATGAAATTATTCGAGAAATTATTGCAACATCAAAACCCGATGGAATTGTTACTAAGGTAAAGCACAACGTTGATATTTGGTCTTATATTTTAACATATACTTCTGGCCAAGAATTTTGCAACAAGGCTGAACAAATATATTTTGTTGCTCATGAATTAAAATCAAAACCAGCATGTAAATGTGGAAATTCAACTAAATTTGTTAGTTTGATTCTGGGTTATCGAGAGTTTTGCAGTAGTTCTTGTGAGTTTGCCAAAATTGCGGCAACAGAAAGAAGAATTAAAAAAATGCAAGAAAACGGGGGAGTAGGTCTTGCTAATCCAAAATCAAGAGAAAAGGCGCAGAAAACTCTTCAAAGAATTCACGGGGATGATGTTGTCAATCCTGGCCAAATAAAAAGTCATCGGGAGATGATGCAAGAAAACAACCCAATGTTTGAGCAATCGTCAGTTGATAAGTTGGCAAAAACTATTGAATCAAAATATGGAAAATTTAAGAAAAATCCAGTTCATATTTTTCTCAATGACCAGCAATGCGAAATTCTAACCAATGCTTCGGCTTTTGCCGAACTTGTAAAAGGACGCACAATAGGTCACGTTGCAGAAGAAACCGGCCTTGATTATAATACAATTCTTCGCCATGTTAGAAAACACAATCTCATTGACACAATAGTATTCAATCCCCGAAGTTTGATGGAAGAAGACATGAAACTGTGGTTGAACGAAATGCAAATACCATACAAGCACGATGATAGAACAATCCTAGAAGGAAATCGCGAACTTGATTTTTTCTTGAAAGAATATAATTTTGCAATTGAATTGCATGGGTTGTGGCATCATAGCGAAATAGGCGGGAAAAAAGAAAAGAAGTATCATTTTGATAAATTTCAAGAATGTAAAAACAAGGGAATACAATTATTACAAATTTGGCAAGATGAATATTGGAAATCAAAGTCTATTATACAAAGCAAAATTCTTTATCTGGTTAATAGAAATATCAACAGAATACACGCAAGAAAATGTGAAATATCCCATCTAAAAGATGCGCCAGTAGAACGGGAATTTTTAGAAAAAAATCATATACAAGGTTTTGCTGCTTATCGACAAATCAGTTTTTCTGCGACATATGATTCAAAAATAGTAGGAATAATGAGTTTTTCACACAGAAAAGATAATACATGGGAAATAGTTAGATTTGCAACAGATATTAAAACTCATATTCCTGGGTTATTTTCAAAGATTTTAAAATATTCCGTGAAAAGCGGCTACATCTGTGGAGATATTATAAGTTTTAGCGATAACCGAATTAGCAATGGAAATTTATATATTCAATCAGGTTTTGAACTAGCAAGTGAACTTGATGCCGATTATTGTTATACAAATGATTATCAAACCAGACACAACAAGCAAGGATTTAGAAAAGAAGATTTAATAAAAAATTTTAATCTTGATTCACAACTAGTAAAAGAAACAGATGAATGGACACTGATGAAAGAACTTGGTTATGATAGGTTGTGGGATGCAGGAAAAATCAAGTGGAAAATCAATAGCAAATCTTTATTATAATAAAGATTTATTTTAGAAATGAAAATATCGTTAATATTAAACATTATTGCTATAAATACTACAAACCTAAAATAAAAAGAGAGAGAGAGAAAATAGCAATGATTGGTATGAAATTTTGAAAGAGCAAGGATTTGATTTATTTTAGAAATAAAAAAGCCCGGAATTTCTTCCGGGCTTTTTCTGTTTTTAATGGTTTTATTGGAAAAATATCCAATAAAATCAATATCTTACAAAAACTTCAAATTCGCAGTATTGATGGCGACACCAGCGAGGTAGTCGGCAGCATTACCAAGTGAGCTTGAAACATTTGATAGTTCTAGATAACCATAACGAGTCATAAATGATACTACTGGCTCAAAGGTATTTGGGTCAATAATAACACCGCTGCTTGTTAGTGGAACATATGGGCAGTAATACGCAGCTGCGTCGATTTCGCCAGCACCCTTATAACCGATAAGAACTGGGGTATCATCAGCGGCATATTGGTCAACATATACGCGAACTGAGTTGTTCAAAACGCCAACGAACTTTGTGTTTGTTGGGGCTTCAAATGTGCCTTCAGTTGTGCGAGCGAATGCTGAAGTTGTAGCACTTTGTAGGATGGTTAGAGCGGTTGGTGAAACAACAACCCAGTTACCAGCACCACGACGTGTGCGTGAAGCAATCAAGTTAGCACCACGGTTGATGAGAACTGATAGAGCAGCATGTTCATCGCCAACGAATGTTGCAGTACCTGATGTGGCACCTTGGTCATAAGTTAGTGTGATACCGGCTAGAGTGCGTAGGCTGTTCAAGATTTCTTGGTCGATTTCGGCGGTGATTTCTTGAGCTAGAGCAGCCATGATTTCTGCTTCAATGTCAATGCCTTGTTGGGCTTGAGCATCTTGAGCGGCTTCAAAGGTCCAGCGAGCTGATAGACGACGTGTCTTGGCTTCTACTGTTTCTTTGAGGATTTGAATGCTCAAACGCTTGCCTGCTGTGCCTTCAAGAGTTGAAGTTGGAGCGCCTGCTGGCATTGATGAGCTGCCATTGCCTGAATAGAAACGGGCAATGTCAAATGGTGATAGAGCTTCTGAACCAGCAACTACACCGTTTGGTGAACCGAATGTGTCGGAATAACGAACGCGGAGTGTGTGGATTTGACCAACTGGACCTGTCATTGGTTGAACAGCGATGATTTCGTTGGCGATAACTGTTGGCATAACGCGGCGGATAACTGGTAGAATAACCTTGTTTAGGGTAGCTACGTTACCAGCAGATGTTGAACCTGGGGTTGCACTTTCAAAAAGAGCTCCGGCCTTTGAAGCCATTTCTCTTTTGGTGTTTTCAAGAACTACTTCCATAACTTTCTTGCGGTTGCCTTCTAGGCCCTCACATAGAGCGGTCTTGGTTAGGTTCCAGTTTGTTTCAAAAAGGTTGCCTTTCATTTTTTATTCTCCTTAGTGTGATTTGGCCAGGCCGGCCAAGTACAAGATGTTTTGAAGATCTTGATTGTCTTCGTTTGTTTGTTGTGTTTCCATTAGAGGAGTTCTGTCCCCTGAATGAACCACTGATTTTGCCTTGGTTGGAGCAACTGCTTTTTGTGTTACAGCAGGTTGGCTTGTACCTTGGTTGATAACAGTGGGTAGATAGCGATGGAAACTTTCTTTGAGCATTGATGTTTTGACATCGCCCAATAGGTTTTCCATAATTTTCTTTTTGTCTCTGGCCAATGGGCTCAATAGTTCATTGAGGATTTGAACTCTTTGAACTTGTGCTTTGGCAGCATTGGCAGATTTTTTCTCGTTCTCAAGAAGGACTTGATTGTTCTTCAATTGATTTTGAGCTTCAGCCAATTGTGCTTGTTGCTTTTTGAGTTGTTCGCTGAGTTTCTTGACTTGTGTGCCTTCGGAAAGGTAACTTGTCATGAATTCAGCAGCCACGGCTTCGAAGATTTTGCGACCAAAATTGTTCTCACGAGCAACTTTGATATCATCTCTCCATTGTACCAACTCATTGCGGATAACTTGATTGAGTGTTTTATCCACAACATCGCTGGCTCTGTTGACAAATGCTGCCTTGGCTTCAGCAAGTTTTTGCTTGCCTTCACGAGCCAATTTAACTCTTTGTTCAACTAGTAGTTTCTTGTCAGCTTGCAATTCTGCAATTTCTTCTGACAATTGCTTTAGAATGAAATTCTCTAATTTTGCAACTTTTGTTTCTAGAGCCAAACGATCAGCATTTCTGCTTTCATTCAACTCTTTGGCCATTGATGCACGTTGAACAGCCAACTGTTTTCTATCCTTGCGGAACTCTAGGACTTCCTTTTGGATTTGCTTGCTCATAAATTGTTCCATCATTTTTACATGATGATTTAGTTTATTCTTGTATTTTTGAGCAGTTTTTTCAGTTGTTTCTGCTAGTTTTACTTTTTGACGAGCAACGCCAGCGCGGTCATTTGCAAACTCTTTGAGTTCTTTTGTGACCACATCATTCAACATGGCATCCATGGCTTCCACAAGAGTTGCACGTTCGTGTTCAAAACGTTGAGCATAACTTTCTTGAAGTTTTGCTTCAGCCTCTTGAATCTTTTGTGCGAATGCTTCCTGAAGGGCTGTGCGGGCTTCTTGGCCCAACACTTCATTTTCAAGAAGATCTTGTAGGTGTTTGTCCATAGAATGGTATCTCCTTTTTTTAGATCTTCAAATCTCTGACCCAACGCAAAAGAGTTTCTGTTAGATGCTTTTGAGCCTTTGCATCGTGCAGAACACTTTGTGCCAAATCAGTGATGTTATTACCAAAACCTTTTTTATACATTGCCTCATACACTGGTACGGGGTATGCACTTGGGGCAGAAGGTTTTGCTACTATGTCAACCGTGAGCATTTCAAAATCTGAAACATTGCCCAAGTGATCGACGTTGCCTGAACCCCGTGATGAAACGCCAAGTTTCACACCACTTTCAAGCAAAGTTTTTGCGATTTGACCGCAAGGTGTTGGTAGAATTTTTAGTTTACCAACTCCATTTGGGCCATCCATCCACATTTTAATAATTTGATGACTTACTCTGTCCAAATGAATTTGTAGTTCACTTGGATGGTCTAGTTCACCAGGAACTCCACTATCGCGATCAATACTTTCATTGATACCATTTACAGCAGAGCGAATTTGTTCTACACCATAAACGCGGCCATTGTGATTCTTGATTCCACCTTGAATAAAAATACCTTCCATATATAGATTTTTTGGAGAACCTTCAGCAGTTGCTTCAGATATCAACTTCATATTGGCGGTATCAAAGTGTAGGTGTTCTTGTAGAATCAATGCCATATTTTTTATTTCCTGAATCTCGCATAGTAGTCATATTTTTATTTAGCACTTATGTTGTAATAATGGGTTTTTAGTGCCAAAAAGTGCCACTTTTGAAAAAACCCGCAAATCCTGTGAAAGATTTGCGGGTTTTGGTTTTTTCTCTTATTTTACCAAGAGTTATTACTTGCGTGGAGTTGTTCCAGTGCTACCGAGTGGGCTCTTGGTGTTTTGTGCACCAAAACCTTCACTGCGGTCCTTGTTTAGAAGAGCGCGAGAATTGCCTTCCTTGCTTACAGTTGACATACCATCAGAAGCCTTTTTACGACGGTTGCTTGAAGCACCCTTCATTTCTGTGCTTGATGGGGCTGATTGGCGAGCAAATCCATTGGCATCCTTGCTGCGAATCTTAACAGGTTCTGCACCATTTAGGCTAACACGGTTTGAAGCAACAGGGCTCTTTGTGTTAACTTCTGTGCGGCTGAACTTGCCAGAACCAACTTCACCTGACTTTTTCATGTTAACTGGAACTTCTTCAAGTTCAAGGCTTTCGTCTAGGTCATCAAATGATTCGTCTAGATCGTCTTGCATCCAATTTTCATCAACTTCTTCTTCATGCTCATCTTCATCATGGGCATCTTCATCGTGCTCATCTTCGCTATCATGTTCGCTGCCATGTTCTTCATTGTGCTTGATGGCATCAAATTCAGCCTTGAGGTCTTCAATGGCTTGTTCTAGATCATGAATACGCTCATCTTCATCATCTTCTTCTTCATCTTCTTCATCATCACTCATAACAACTTCATCTTCATCTTCGTCGTCGATCATGTCATCATCATCTTCATCATGAGACATCATATCATCATCTTCATCTTGGTCATCATCGCTGAGATCGTCAACTGCGTCATCTAGATCGATATCTTCCATGGTGCCATCACCA